AACTCTCCGCTGACCGTGCCGTTCAACTTGGCGGTGGTTGAGGGCATCAACGATCCGGTGGTCAAGTCCGTCTACGATGGCGGCGTATTCGCCTCGGCGGTTGTCCGCTCGCCGGATGCGGTAAACAGCTTTGAGCTGGTGGTGCTCGCCGCGCCCGCAGAAGCCTACCTCCAAATCTTTGACGATGGCAGCGGGTTTGCCGGTCAATGGAGCGGAGGACCGATCTTGGCAACGGATGGCGTCAATCCTGACGAGGAGATCGTGACCAACGCTGGCGAAGAAATTTTGTCCACCCTCTTGCCCGACACGCTGACGTATCCGGCGGGCGAGACGATTGAGACAACGGACAAGGTCAGCATGGTGCAAGCCTTCAATCGGCTTTACCTGCTGCGCGAGGCCAGCACCAACAAGGAAGGCTGGCAATCCAAGGGTGTCACCAGCGGCGGCATCACGGTCTCTGGCACCACGGCCACGGTCAACCTCGCCGCGCATGGCTACAGCGCCAACATGCGGGTGCGCATCGAGGGGAGCAATGTCGCTGCCTTTGACGGCGTGGAATACGACATCGCCACAGCGGCCACGGACACTTTCACGATTACGGTGCCAAGCGGCACCGCACAGGACACGACCACCACCGGCCGCACCGTTCGCCGAGTGAAGGCGCCTCTATACTGGGATCTCGACCCAACGACCGACTTTGTCCGCAGCCCCGCCGGTGTGCCATCGGTTGGCTCCACCTACAAGTCACTTCCCTCAGTGCCGTGGGCAGTCTACACCAACAACCGGCTCGTGGTGCCCAGCGGCCGCGACGGTGTGCTGCTCTCGGACTGGCTGGACCCCGAAGTCTACGATGCTTTCTGGCAGTCCTTCCGCGCCAACCAAGGCAGCAATGACTACTTGGTCGCCGTGCAGCCTTGGGTCGAAGGCAAATTCTTGGTCTTCATGCGCAAGTCGATCTGGCTGGCAACCGTGGCGCAATTCTCCAGCACAGACGGATCAGACTTCAGCATCGACACCCCACTTTCCAAGCTGGAGCTGCTTACCGACGAGGTCGGATGCCTCGCCCGCAAGACCATCGCCGTGGCAGGGCAATACGTTTTCTTCCTCTCAGACGCTGGCGTCTATCGCCTTGACGCCCGCCTCGACTTGCAACTGCGCGGCGACACCAAGCCACTGAGCGACTCGATTGCCGACCAGTTTGAGCAGTTAGATCCGTCCGCCTCCGAGAACGCTGTCGGAGTCTGGCACGACAACCGCTATTGGCTGGCCGTGCCGCAGACAGCGGGCGTCAACCCCGCCGCATGGCTCTTTATTTGGTCGGCGCTCAATGAGCAGTGGGAGGCCCGCGACAACTATGGCTTCGGCATTGATGACCTCTTGATCGTCACCGCAGGCAGTCGCCGCCGCGTCATGGCAACCAGCCAAGCGGGCACCATTATGATGCTCAACGAGGAGCAGGCGGGCGATGACGCGCCAGACCCATCCGTCACTGGATATGTCGGCACCGTGTCTGGACGCATTGTGACGCGCCGCTATGGCATGAACAGCATGCACAACAAGCGATTCCTTCGCTCGCTCTCGGATGTGGTCTTGCCGGATACGGCGAGCATCACGGTCAAGGCACGCCTGACCAACCCCGACTCGCAGATCACGCTAGTGCCGGGGCAGACTAATCTGAGCGGACTGTCCGAAGACTACACGCTCAAGCAGCCGATCCGGCAAAAAGCGCATTACTGCGAACTTGAATTTCTAACCACAGCCAACCGGCCAGAAATCCGCAACGTGAGCATCGAGGCCGCCGGCCCATCCAACCCGCCGACTGAAACCAGAAACGCAGCTTGATTTGCTGAACACTGAAAACTGAACACTGAAAACTTCATAATATGGCAACCGTAACAGCATCCTACAACTGGGTCAGTGGCGAAACCGTCACGCCGACTAAACTTAATTCGGCCGCCGCGCCGACTGTGGTGGTGGCGGACAATGAGATCACAGCCGCGAAAATTTTGGATGGCGCAGTTACCAACGCAAAGCTCGCCACTGGCATCGACGCCAGCAAGCTCACCACTGGAACGCTGCCGATTGCGCGCATTTCCGATGCCGCCGTCACGCCTGCCAAGCTCTCGCAGCCGCTCACGCTTGCCACCGCGCAAAACACCACCAGCGGCACAAGCATCGACTTCACCGGCATCCCGTCATGGGTGAAGCGGATTACAGTGATGTTTAGTGGCGTTAGCGCAAGCGGAACTTCAAGTTTTTTGCTGCAACTTGGTGATTCCGGTGGTGTGGAAACTACAGGATATAGCTCTGGAGCTGGCAACATTGGAACATCGGCAGCAGCCGGAGCAGCTTCTACGAGTGGATTGCTTTTGATGCAAGCTGGTGTAGCAGCCACGCTTGTTTCGGGAATTGTTGTATTAACGAATCTATCTGGAAACACATGGGTGTCGTCTGGATGTCTTGGGGCAACGCTTAATGGGACTACAACATCGGGCGGTTCAAAAACACTGTCTGACACTCTTACTCAAATCCGCCTCACCACCGTCAACGGCACCGACACTTTCGACGCCGGATCGGTCAACATTATGTATGAGGGGTAAGAATGCTCCCATGGGAAAAAGCAAAACACTGGTGGGACAACCACAGCACGCAAGACTTCTGGGAAGCGGTCGGCGAGCATCTGTCGGCGGGCTATGTGTGGAACAGCCCAAGCTGCTTCATGCTGGCCAAAGCCTGCCGATGGAACGCGGAGGAGCAAAACTTTGAACTCGGGGAAGCTAACTGCTGGTTCGTCACTTTGGCTGCTGGCGCTGCTGGCGCAAACCCTGTGCGGGAGTGTCTTCGCGTGGCGCCGCATCCGCAGACCTATGTGGCATGGTGCCGCAGGGGGAGCTTTGAGCCGCGGGTATATTTGTGGGAACAACTAACTAAGAAAGTAAGGAGATAACATTATGGGAGGAGGACCTTCAATTCCAGCACCGCCGCCGGCACCGCCGGCACCGGCACCAATCGATTACGACCGGATGTATGCCGCGGCGACGCGGTCGGCCATCCAGCAAATGCAGGAGCAGGAGCGTTCGCTCGAGCGTCTGTATCCGAAGATGACGGCGATGCAGCTCGGCACGGCCCGTCAGGTGGCCGGGGAGCTGGACAATCAATACCTCGCCCGGACCCGTGGCGTGATGGACCAAGAGCTGCAAGCGGCCAGTGCCCCCAGCGCCATCGAGGCGGAGATCCAGCGTCAGGCTCAAGAGGAGCTGATGCTCGGACGTTCGCTCTCGCCGGAGCAGGAACGCGCCGCCCAGCAATCCGCCCGCGGCGCCTTCGCCGCCCGCGGTCTCGGCACCAGCGCCGGATCGTCGGCCGCGGAGATCCTCAACCGCGATGCCATGTCGCAGCAGCGTCTCGACCAGCGCCGTCAATTCGCCCTCGGCGCCAACCAGCTCGACCTCGCCCGACGCGGCCGCCGGATCACCCTGGCCGAAGGCTACGGCGCCCTCGATCCCTTCGCCCGCGGGCTCAACCCGGCCTTCGGCCTGGGCCAAGCGACCATGGGACAAGGCACGCAACTGATCGGCAACACGTTCAACAATGCCGTGAACCAGGCGGGCAACGTCGAATCCTTCAACCGAAACCTCCAGGGCTCGATGTATAACTCGGCGATGAACAACCAGGCCGCCATCCAAGGTGCCAACATGCAGGCGGGCGCGATGCGCCAAGCCGGGATGATGGGCATGATTGGCAACATCGGTTCGTCGATCTTCTCGGACAAACGGATGAAGAAGGACATCAAGCCGATCGGCAAAGCTGGTAGCGTGCTTGGCTTGACCGCCTACGAGTTCAAATACAAAGAGCAGGGAGCAGGGAGCGGGGAGCCCGGAGCCAAGCATGTCGGATTCCTCGCCCAAGACGTCAAGAAGGTGCTGCCCGAAGCCGTCGAAGAAGTGAACTACCGCGGCAAGAAACGCCTGGCGATCAAGCCGGCCGTGATCGGCGCGGCCCTGGCGCAAGAATTAACCCAAGCCAAAGCGGCTTAATCGAAGGAGAGAATAACTATGTTTGCCTATAACCCCGGAGTGACTGACAAGAGCGGCGAATTCCTCGCCCAAGGCGCCCTCGGCGCCGCCCAAGCCAACCAACAAATGTATGAGCAGATCGGCGAGGACGTCGGCGGCACGATCCGCAAGGCGGGCCAAGCGGTCGCCGGTTTCGCCATGGGCGGACCGGCCGGCGCGGCCATGG